AAGCAAGTTGTCCTTTTGTTCCTCGATCAAATCCTTCGCACCTTGCATGGCGGATGCCGTGCCGGGTTTGTAGTCCTCCATGATGTCGGAGTACAGACCGGACAGTCGGGACACGTCTTGCAAGTCGGCTTCGCGTTGACGGGAGAGGTTGCCCCGTTGGATGTCCTCGGCCAAGACGGATAAGCCCAAGAAGTTTCCTTTGTCATCAAACCCCGCTCTTCTCGTATCGGCAGATGGCGCGACAAACTGATCTCCGACTTCTTCAGCAAGTCCTTGTGCCACGTCTCCTGCGGTTGCGGTTCTTGTTTCAAACTCTTGTACGAATCGAGTATCGCCCAACAAGTCTACCATTCCGTCACCTTCGCGGGTCGTGATGGGTCTCCCGTCCTCTATGGGTTTGCCTGTGTTTGGGTCGGTGAAGTTAAAGATTTGTTCGACTTCCGTTGGGGTTGCGGTGTTTACAGACTGAAAAACTTGGGCCACTTCTGCTCTTGAGATTGGTTGACCAAGACGAAAGCCCGCAGGTCTTGCTTCCGCAGTTCCATGCTTTGCTATAGGCTCAACCCCCACGGTCCCGACGGTGCTAAATCGTTTTGGATGTTCTTGAAGAACATTTACTCGCGCCGGATCTTCCAACTGCAATCCGGCAGCAGCACCTTTTGCGGTCAGCTTATAACCAGGTCTTATGTAAGTGTCGGATCTATCCATAAAATGATTTACTGCCACATCACCCGCAGGCTCAAGAAGGCCAAGTTGAACATACATTTCACCCTCCGACAAAATTCCTCCCGTGGAAGTGTCTAAAATTCGCAAACCTCCACCGTCGGCCATGACCATTTGATACTGACCGGGAGCAGGTCCGGTACTTGACGATACAATCTCCCCGTCCGGTATGCCAAACTTACCCGTCTTCGGATCACGTACTACCTTGGTTTTTGTCTCGGTCCCCAACAACGTCTGCCTCAAAATATCCGTATCGGTCTGCGCGGTTTTCTTTCGGATGCTTTCTTCCAAGGGCAACAAACTTTCCAAGCTGCCTGTCTGCGCAAAGTCTCCCGTTCCCTTTAGGAATTCAGCTTGTGCTTTCAGAGCTTCGGCCATTGATTCGCCATAAGACGGTTGAGCCGGATAGTTAATTGAAGTGGTTGAACTGCACATATTAGTATTCTCCTATATTTCTTTGTGAAAAATGTTGGTTGGCCAAATCGGATTAAAGCCGAATTTTTCCATGTGACCCATAAATGGACTATGACTATTGCAAGCCATGAACCATTGATTGACCCCCATTGTGGACATCATGGACTCTACTGTAGAGTTTATGATCATCGAGTCTTTGGCATTTACTTTTTTAGTGTGATGCCAAGCTAGCAACAAAGGCATTTGGGCAATTTGCCACCCTCCTACAATCTCACCGTCTTTGAGGACAACGTGAGATGGAAACTGCATATTATCATTATCATCTTTTGCCGCTTGTGCGACCACGTCCTTGAGGTCTGCGTCTTGTATTTTTCGTAATGTAGGTATTTTGCTCATGTGCTTACCGTTGCTCCCAACGCCACTCGTTTCCAATTTGTTCCGTCATCCACGGCCAAGCACTTGCTCCCGCTGTCCCCGTCCGTACAGAATACAATGCGTCCTGCGGTTCCTGCGGATGGTAACGCGCTAACCGCATAGCTTGGCAGGGTGATCAGAACTCCGCTCATCGTACCACCCGTCACGGCAATGGAATTGCTCGCCTGAGTGGCAATCGTGCCTAGTCCCAAGGAGGATCTTGCGGAACTCGCGCTAGTCGCATTTGTTCCCCCGTCTGCAATTGCGATGGGTGAAGACAATCCGCTTATCGTTCCTCCCGTGATGTTCACATTTGACTCGTTGATGGTCACGGTAGGTTCTCCTAATTCGTTCAAATTGGCGGCAGTTATGTCAACCCCCGTAGCGTACGTAAACCCGCGCGTGACTGATGCAGTAATGGCCATTACGCAACCTCCGCCCTTATGTTGAGTCCATCCGCAATCGCGTCCAAGGACACGTGACGAAAGGACGGACAACCTGCCGTGACGTTAATCTCGACTTGCGCGCCATAACCCCGTGTGCGTCCCGTACCGAAGCGCAAGAGTGCTTCTTCCGTTCCGCTTGCCGTATGACTCAACACGGTTTCCGAGGCATCGGGATCGAGTGTGTTCACCTTGATGTTGAACGCATCGGATGCAACCGTGTTCACTCCGAGTTGGCCACGTCTCCAACGCTTGACCTCTTGGTTACCCAAAGTGTAAGCGCGGGTGACGAGTTTCCCGGCTATTGCGGTAGTTCCCGATTCCGAGGTGGACCCGATCTTTCGTCCGCTATCGTCAATCGTGTTCTCCTCCATGAGATACCATCCCGTGTCGTTACACGCGAAGAGTCTGCGCCTGGTCGGGTTGCTCCCGTGCGAGCAAATGACCCAGTCATCCACGTGGAACGCAAGACTTCCTGCCATTGCGGGGTAACTGTCTACGCTAATCCATGTTGACGAAAGCAGCGAGTAGACAAATACGGCATTCGGAACGGTTGAAGATCCGGTAGGTACAGCGAGGTAGTATTTGTTGTCAAAGACCACTCCGCATGACTTGTCTGCGTGTGCAAAGTTAACGTCAGCAAACTGATCTTGGATCTGCTGAGTCATGGGAATTGTTTCTCCCGATACTTTACTGATAGCGACCCCCAAGCCCTTTGCGGGGTCAGTACCAGGACTCAGGACGATAACTCCGTTATCCGACAAGAAGAAGGTTTGCGGTCCGCTCTGAGCGATGGACTTGCGAGCTACGCAACCGTGTTGGCGGGTGATCTCGTAAGTGTTCGCAGCCGAGGTGGTCGCGATGTTGTTGATCATGTGGATCGAGTTACGCATGAACACGATCAACTGGTCTTCTTGGTAGGGTATGAATCCGACAAGAAAATCCGCTGAACCCTTTGAGATTCTGAATTGCGATTCAGCGGCATAGTAGTTGTCCGTATCCAAGAGGTCGGACATTAGCACGGTATAGTTACTATCCGTTGGTTGCGGGATAATCAGACGGTTGCGGAAGAATACGCCAAAGTCCGTATTCGGGCATTGAATCCTACCCGCACCGGGTGAACCGTTTGCTTTGACTACAAAGTCAGTCGGGCTGGAATAATCACCATCCCATTCGAGTGGTGTCTTGTTCTTACCACGAAACAAAATCAACTTCTCCAAAGACTGCACAAAAGATGCACCGTCTGCTGTTGCCACTACTTCTCCGCCAGGGTAGTCAATCGCAATGCCCGAAGTATTTGCATCGTTCCAAATGATTGCTTTGGTACGGGTTGCGACTACGACGAATTCAGTACCTGTCGCGGGATCGCTGAACAAAGTTGAAGCAAAGACTTGTTCCGTCCCAGCGTTGTAGGTCAAGGTCACGCTACCCGCCAAGAAGTCGATTCCCTTGCGTGTTTCCGCAAGGTCACCAATCAAGCGCATATTCTCGGAGGTCTCGACAAATCCACCTTCGAGGCTCGTCTTTTCCTTATAGGAATCTATTCCCCGAAATCCACGATCTCCTTCGCTTTGGACTTGGTCATCAAGTTGTCCGTATGATCGATAACGACTCATTTTTTCTTCTTAATCTCCTGCCAAATCTTAAAGGACATGAATATGATCGTAAGCGTACCTGCGACAACTCCGACTACTTCGTGCAGGGAACCGCTGAATGTAGCAAGCGTTCCTCCGATTCCGAAAAGTGCGTCTCTGTCGATCATGTTATCTGCGTCCTCCTGGTGTAAAATAAAAGCCAATGATAAGGGGTAAAACTACGGTTGCTTCAAAGAGAGCGATATGTCCCGTTGTAACGACCAAAGGGGCTTGCTCTGCTGGAAAACTGATAAGTCCGAAAAGAAACTCTCTTTTTCCTTCCCCGGTAATGTTTGTTGTACTGATGAGCGGAATGCTTGGGTAGATTGTCGTAATGCAGGTGATGAACGAGAGTGTTGACATCCCGATAAGAGCAAGCATACGACGAGTAGCACGAGTAAAAGCTCCGCCAGGACCGCTATTGAGTGCTTGTTGAAATTGAATGGCGAATTCATTGTTCCGGCACTCCCTTGCCATTTCCATTTCGTACTTCTGTTGACGGGCATCCGTCATCGCTCCAAACACTCCCTTGAGAATCGAACCCATCGCGGCAGATCCTCCGCCCGTTAAAAACAATGTGAGCAACTCGAACATTAGTGTCCATTCCCGTTGTTCCCGTGTCGGAGTTTGTCGACGTGTTCATCAAGCTTGTCCACCCGGTCTTTCAAGTGGGCGATGTTCATGTCTTGAGTCGCATCGGCAGGTAATGCTCCGATCTCCCCGCGAGGCCATTTTATGCGGAATTCGCTGTTTAATTCCATTTCGTGATGCATCCGTATGTTCTCGTTCTCCAAAGCGGATATTTTGTTCCATACCACGCTGTATCCCCATACGGCTGTCCCCACCAAAGCGATGGTTTTTGCCATGAACGCCAAGTTCGCTTTGACTTGGGTATTCTCTGAAAGTCCATCCTCGATCATTTCTTACCTATGAGTTCGTAAATGCGTTTGACGTCGTCTCGACGATCTTCCGCAAGTTTTTCCAAGTTTCTGATTTTTTCGTAGTGACGAGCCGTTGCGATTTCGAGCTTCGCGTTTCTCGCTTTTTGCACGTCGATTTCTTCCTTCATGCGCTTGAGGAAAAAACCGAGAACCGACACGGCCACCCCAAGACCAAGAAACATATAGGAGGACATTTCCATGATCTACGTCCCCACTAGGATCGCAATGACAAGGAGCAAAATGACATCGGCTGCAAGGACTGCGTGGCATCGTTTCATTAGGTTGGGTTTTGGTCAGTCCATTCGGGTCCGGCTAGTATAGTCAAGATTTCCGAATGGGTATATTGAGTTTTTCCGTCAAGAAAATCGGGAGTGTCTCCCTTGAATTTTACGAAAGTTTTTGTCCCTGCGGGGTCGATATTGTATCGCAAAGTTTGAGCCGACGTTTCAAATACCTGTTCAAAGTCAACTGACGAAACTTCATCGGCGTTGATTATTACGTATTTTTTACTCATGTTAGGAGGGTACGTTGGTCGTATAGGTTGGACCGTTGGTGAGCGTTCCGTTGTTTCCACCCGATCCTTGATCCGTTATGGTAGTACCGCTTCCGCCGTTGATATCACCCATTCGCCACCAAAGGGTAGGACTATAATCGGTCAAGTCGGTAGGCGCTCCGCTATTGTAAATTGAACTTATGTCGGCGTCGGACAAGGACGAACCGAAAACTGCGACCTCGTCAATCGATCCATCAAATAAGGAAAAACGCTCTTTGCCTACGGCAAAAAACGACGAAGTCGTTGCCAAGGAGTAACTGTGACTTGTTGTTTCAACAACCGTATCTACTCGCGTACCGTCGAAAAATATCTTGTACCCCTTTCCGTCATTAGTAGCGGTTCCCGTGGTGCTTTCGTACCCGCTGGCGACAAAAACTATTGCGACATGGTGCCAAGCATTGTCGAAAACGTCGGAGTTCGACAAGCCACCCGCCGCGATGTACTTGACGCCGTCGTTGTACTCAATGGCCCTCCCGGTAATAACAGGAATGAATCGGATTCCGCCATATTGTGAACCACTTTTTCCAAAACCCGCAACTGGTAGACTAAAATAGGTTTCGGCTGTTTTGAACCATAGGCTGCAAGTGTAGACGTCTAAACTAGGATTGGACGCAACTGCAACGTGATCGTCGGTGCCATCTAGTAAAATTGCGTATTCGTTGAGGAATCCGCCTCCAGGCAACCTGCCCGAAGAGGTGGACGCTTTACCACCTCCCAAGCCAACGCCAAGGGATATGGTGGAATGGGTCATTAGACGTTGTACGCGATGACCGCACCACTCGTCAGGTCGATGCTCGTGAAGTTGCCGTAGAGTACCATCCCGGCAGCAAGGGTGACATTGTCAACGGGTTGACAGATATCATCTAGGTTTGTGATGTTACTCGATTGTGCTTGGATCACGGTGTCCTCCGTCGCTTGGATGGCAAACCATCCGTTAGCGTTGGTGTGGACCGCAGTATCGTTAATGTACTCACCCCCGTTAAGACCGAGTCCTCTGTATTCGCTAGTTGATGCCATGATAATTATGCAGTTGTGGCAATGGTAGTGCCGTATGTTTCAATTAAAAGTGGTCTGCTTTG